GGGGGGGGGTGTATCATGGATTATTCCTTGAAATAAAAAAGGACAAAAAATCTTACCCAACAAAAGAACAGAAAGAATGGATAGCATACCTGAACGAACAAGGGTATTGTGCTAGAGTTACTAAAGGGTTAGATGAATCATTGGCTGTAATAGATGCCTACTTTAATAAAACAATATGAGTGTAAATATATATGACAGGAAAGATATGAGAGGTGGTGGATATTCTAAGAGAAAGTTTACTTTAGAAGAAGCAGAGCTTATTAGGTTAGAGTATGCTAAAGGAGTTTATACTCAGCATCACTTGGCTATTAAGTATGATGTAAGCCAATCAATCATAAATAAGATACTAAGGCTAAAGACTTACCTAAAGTAATGAGATTTATTCTAATATTAATTATAGCACTTTTATGTGTTCTATTTATAATTAAAGAAGAAAACTATAAGCTAAATAAAGAAGTTGATGATACCGAACACATTTGGATTGGAGGTAATGGCATAAAGTTTAAAGAATAAAACACCTTGTTTAATTTATTTTTATTTATTATTTTTTATTTTTAAAAACTTTTTTATTTTTTTTTATTTTTTATTTTCAAAAATTTTTTTTTCAAACTTTTTTATTTTTTTAATCTGTTGAAACTGCTAGGCCTGTTGAAACTGCCAAGTCCGTTGAAACTGCTCGGCCTGAATATATAGGGTTTTGGTGCAAAAAAAATGTAATTTTTTCAGGGCTTCATAATTTAACATAATATTTATTATAGGACAAAATAATTTCTATATCAAAATTTTTGAATAAAAGCATAAAAAAATAAACTTTTTTTAATCTTTTTTTTATTATGTTAAATTCCTACATTTAAGCCGTTTTAAGCCCATTTAAGGAACTTTATACTAATTAAAGTATAAGTACATTCAAAATTATTTGTATTGCATTAGGCTTAATTTACTAGGTTAGATATAAATTATTTGTATAAAAGTTATTAACAATTAGCACATTTCTTTTAATTCTTTTAGTGGTTCGGTTAATTTTTTTACCTTTGCGGTACATTAATCAAATAAATATTATGAATATATTAAACGAAACACCCGAAACAATGAGAATCAGAAGAAATATGATTTTTAGATTAAATGAAGAATTATCTAACGCTTGTGATGAAATTAAAAAAGATGCACTTTATCAGATGTATTTAGGAAGCACTAGGACTATTATGACATATCAATATTTCGTACACTGGACACCCCTAGAGGATTTAAAAACACTATTAGAGCAAGTGAGAGAAGAAAATAATAAAGACAAATTTTAATACTACTAACTAAAACCCAATAAAAAAATGTATCAAGTAATAAACAGAACTACAAGAGTAAAACATATTTTCAATTATAAGGAAATGCACAATTTTTTTATATTAAATAATATGAGAGATTATGCCGTTTCTTGCACCTATCACAACGAAAAGAAAAAGACAATTTTTGCCAACAATCAGAGCCTAGAAGATGTAATAATAAAGGGTGTTACTTTTGCAATAGGTTCAGCGGTTGCTTTGCTGATTGCATCAGCCTTTATAATAATAACCTTAAATTTAATATATTAAAAATGGATTATATAACACCGATTAAAAAAGAACTAGAAATTAAAATGCACGAAGTTTGCAGAATGTTTATGTTAATAGGCTCACCACACGAAACACCCAGGTACTATAATTTCGGCGGTTTTGTTGATGGTGAAAACATAATAAAAATTAAAAGCACCCAAAATTCAAATTTATTTTTTACAATTAAAATGAATGAGTTATTAATTGAAGATTTAAGATTTGAGATTACAGAGTTTTGGCAACAATTCAAAGAATTTAGAACAGATTTCTTACTTACTAATTATCCAACAATTAACGCATATTAAAATGAAAAATAAAAATACAATATTAAAAGCGATTGACTACTTAAGCATCTATGCAGCTAAATCTGAAAAATTTGAAGATTTTAAATTTATAAGCCGTTCAATAGATAATCCATTACAAGTTAGTTTTATCAGCAAAAAGAAAATTGATTCAATGCTAGAACACACAGGCAAAAAGATAATTGGAACACCAGAACAAAGAAAAAAATATTTTACTAGTACAAGCATTCAAAAGTTATTGCAGCAGATGTTCACAGATCAAGCCCAAAGAACCGAGAACATATCATTTGACATAGATAAACAATTAAGAAAAGATTTTACAGGGAACGCAGAGTTTTTTATTTCTGATGATGTTAAAGGCTTTTATAGTAGAGAGAACAAAGAGTTGATTTATAATAATAATGGTTCTTGTATGGAGGGGAAGCCCTCAAATTATTTTGAAATTTATGATAATTTTATAAACATAAAAACTCAAATAGTAGGTTTGAAAGTTGGAAAAAGTGTTATTGCTCGTGCAATGCTTTGGAGTAAAGGAACAGAAGAAAAGAAATATTTTTTAGATAGAATTTATATTGGCAACGAATTCAAAAATTCAAATGAGGAGCAATTACAACTCAAATTGCACTCACTAA